ATCTCCTCTGTGTTCCACCCCTACGGACAGGGGATCCCACATAGTACAATTACCCGATTAGGGAACCTTGGGGCCAGAACAGGCCCAGGGAGTACTAGCCTTCCGCCACAGACGACATAAGCTAGATAGCTCTAAGTCGCTGTAAACGGGATCTCACTTCGGCTACCGACGACCACCAGAATACATATTTCTCTGGAACAAAGGTCGTCGACTCGCTGGTTGGGAATCGAAAGCAATCTAGCTCTCCGGTTCTCTTGTGAGATGTGTCCAACAACCTGGCGCCATACAACACTGCGCGCCAGTTCAACCACTCGGGCGTTTCGTCCGCCGGTTTCGTTCGCCGACTATATCCTCGAAAGGTATAGTACGACGATTGATACGACGAGCAATAACCACTGGGTGGAGGAGGATCCGATACGAAGTACGAGTCAACGGCTAAACTAAGCCCTTCACGCACTCCTACGGACTTGGGAGGCGGGCGCCGGTTAAGACGCCCACTTGACCACGGCAGATCTGGCCTAACCATACCTTCGGAAAGGATGGTCATAGCTTCGTCTGTCGAGACACCAAGATCGGGAGGACCTGTTAGGTCCCTTGCCCGATTCCTTAAGTAAGACAGAGTACGTGGCAGTGGCATCATTGCCATAAGCGCCAGACGATTATGAACTGACATGATAGTCAGATCGTCTTTCAACGCCGTCGCCACGTAAACCGGACGAACGTCTATTCCTTGAACGTAGTCCGTCCCACATGACTCCCGCATTGGGCCCCAAACGTGCGTCTTTTGGACGTTAGGTCTATGGCCCGCATACTGCAGAGTCTCAAACAACAGGGCGATCGCACCCACGGGACATATTAAATCGTCTCCGTATACACGAATCTCCCTACTGTCTTCACCAGCGATGACACACGATGCCCAAGCAATCGCATAAAATACAAGGCATTGGACCGGGAAAGTGGTAGCGTTGCCCATCGTCGAGAACATCTCGTGACGGGTCACAGTACCATCCGGATACAACCCCCATTTGACGCGAACGTCATCGAGGAGTTGGTACCAATCGCCAGGGAACAACCACTGGATCAACGCGCGTGCGTTCAGATCCGATGCGGACGTCATGTCCACGGTGGCCGTTCGTCCGTCTAGAGATCCTCTCCGGGCGGCGCGATTATTCCGTGCTTGGGTAGAGAGATCAATTCCTATCCGTAGGAGCTGATCGGCCATCACTGCTCCGATGCCCTTTTGGAGGTACACCAACAGCGAAGGCTGCTTCTCAATTACGCGGTCGATGACGGCATTCTTTAACACCGTCATAATCTCCCCTTGGTCAACTAACCCATACTCCGCTTCGGCGGATAGGAGGTCGTTCAACCACCCATCGTTCAAAGCAAGGGCCAGCTTCGCATGAGGCAACGCTTCTCGCGTACATGTCTGGTCACCCGCGATCTTGAACTGCAGACCACGAGAATCCGTCCATCCCATCTCTGGAACGTACGGTGACCCCGGACCAAAGTCCGCCTTGCGCAAGCACTTCAAGTACTTACTCTCTGTCAAGATGCCCAATACATCACGTATTTTCGTCTTAGCCAGGTTTAGCACCCGGCTACCCACACTGTTGTGGGTTGGGCTACTACGATCAGCGTCAAGCTGGATGTTCTTTTCCCTACATGCCGCTTGGCATGCAAGGAAACCAGCTATCGACTTCTCCGACCTCACGGCCGGCGGATCGCAGTACCAGTCAACGTTCTTCTTGATCATTGACTGGAACTGTCGGAGACACGCGTAGGCTTCAAACCCTCCGTCCGCAAGGGACGATTCAGCCTTGAGGGTATGCTCGTCAACTAGGTTGCGTAAATCCTGAGGCGAATCGAGTAGTGTGAACCACAACTCGACATATACTTGCCTAGGAATCCACGCTTCCATGTCTGAAAGCATATGGCCCAGCAACTCCTTGTAGACGACCCTGGGGGCTTCCCCACGGGGTGTCCGTCCCTTAGACTTCTGTCTTTGGGAAACGCTCATAGCGCCCTCCTAATTAGGAAAGGTGATTAACAGGCTGCGAGTAGCAGCAGAGGCTGTAGGATCTCTGGAGGCAGAGGGAACCACGGAAGGTTCCAATACCAGTCCCGAAACACCGCATCCCACTCAAGCATCCTAACACTCCAATCAAGGAGGTAGGGGTTAAGCAGATGCGACTTCACGGGGCAGAGACAGCTTCTCGACGGCGGTTTTGAATCCCGCCGAAGCAGCCAGCGTGGCAAGAACGTCGATGTCGTCATCGATATCGCTACTGTCCGCAAAGGACGGATAGCGAATCACAAGGTCGACTGACGATTTACCAGTCACGCTGGTTACCGCGTCGACCGCGTGCCGATAGACACGCGCGCGGTACTGAGCGTAGGACGAGGAGCCAGACTTCACAACCGGCGCGACGCGAGTCACGATGGCAAAGTGAGGTTCGGCCGCCGAGTGATCGGCGAACGTGAAGGTCACGGAGTCGATGTTTTGAGATCCATCGTACGCCATGCCAACAGGCATTTCAAAGGACATGAGGAATACCTCTAGTTGGTGACAGGATAGTCACATTTTGAGTATGGTACGCTCGGCGTACCGCATCAACCTCCGGCCAAAAGAGCTCATCACAGCACCAATATCCAGAAGCTTTAATGCATCGGGATAGCTGGGATGGAACCCAATCGTCGGCAATTGAAGCGACACCGGCATCCGCTGTTTGTGCTCGTACCCCATAGAGGCCGTTTGCACATCTCGTTTCACGAACTTCGCGTCGCGGGGATAGTACGTTAACTGTCCCGTTGGCGTTAATTCGCGGACGATTTCCACTTTTAACTGATCGGTCATCCATTGATGGACAGGCCGACCGGAGATGAAAGGAGACCACGCCTTAAGCGCAGAACCAACGTTAGCAAAAGCATCGACCACCCAACTAAGGGGGACGATCTCATACAACGTGGTGATCGGGTCCGCATAATGAAAACGGTTACCCGAAAACTCTTCCATTACTCCCACACGCACGATCCGGGTCTTCCGGATCCATTCCTTCGAGTCATAGTAGACCCGACAAGAGGCTGACATATCTTTCGTGCATATGCCCAGGCTCGAGGAGGAGGACCGATAAAGGAGTTGTTCCGGACCACTCTGGTGCTCGAATGTACCTCGCTCGTACGAAATAGCGAAGGTATTGCCCACACGGGAATAAAGCTCATGGAGAGACTCTATATCCTGAACAAGCAACCGCCAACCGAAGCGGTACTCGAGCCAGATACTGCCTGCAATGTCAAGGAGGTCGGCGACCCTCGCAGCACGGCCCATTCGGCGCCATGTAGCATTGAGGTCCCCCCGTCTGAACTTAGCAGCAGCGTCGATCACTTTCCGCGCTCTTTGATAAGTGCGTGAGTGAACGTTCTTCACGAGGTCTGCGGACTTCTCAAGCTCCGCAAACATGGTGAGCAAGTCCACGGGTTTCCCGTGACACTTTGCTCTCGCTTCCTGTAACATATAGGCAAGCGATGGTATCTCCGGATCAGTCACAAGATTCCCAAGAGCCGTGAAATTTCCCGGCGTCATGAGGTTACTGCGACTTCCACCGAAGGTATACGGGGCAATATCCCGGCAATACTCATTGCCATCGTTGCTCGTCGTCAACCACTCACTCTCCGTAGAGGAGGAAGTAGCAAACGGGATAACATGGGACATCGGATTCACTGGAAGATGAGCTCCGCTCTTCACCAGCAAATGGTAATCTTCAGTCACGACATCGGACATAGTCTCCGTCCGGACGTAACAAAGATTCCCCGGTGCGGATTTCCAGGCGAAAGCCCCTGAGGGCATCTGGTAATACGCATAACCACCAGGATAACATATCCCGGTCTCGCGAGATCTGAAACGATCCATAAATCACCTCGGCGCTAAGCCGACGGTGTGTTGCCGGCCGTTTCAGTATGCAGATGGTCTGCACCCCTTGACACTACGTGTGTCACACGGTTCATACCGTGAAAGGATGATCTCCCACTTTCGTGGGG